GTAGTCGGGGTAGCGCGTGCGGGCGTCCTGCTCGGCCAGCGCGATGAATCGCGCCTGTGCCCGCGCCTCGGCTTCCGCCGTGATGCGCGTGACACGCTCCTCAAGGTGCTTCTCCCACTCGTCGGGGCTCTCAAACAGGTTCGGCTTGGGCTTGGCGGCTTCCGCCTCCTGCGCCTTCTGCCGGAGCGCGCTCAGTTCGCGCTCGTACTCCTGTCGCTTGCGACGCTCCTCGGCCAACGCCTGGTGCGGCACAAACCCCGGGGGTGGCTTGCTGTCCTTCGGTTCCTCTGGCGGTTTCTCGGCAGCCGGCGGCGCTGCTTCGGCCTTCTCGGCCGGTGGGGCCTCGGGAGCCTCGGGGGCTGCCTCGACCGCTGGTTCGCCCGTGGGCTCGGCAGAGCCCGTCAGAATCGCGTCCAGTTCCGTGTGGTCACTCATTGCTTCCATCCGTTACCCCGAAGTCGGGAATCGCCCGTGAGCCGGCGGCGCTTTTTCCAGGCAACAAAAAACCCGCCGTAGCGGGTTCTCTGGTAGTCAGAAACTTGTGCGGGCTAAGGCGTCGCTCAGTACCCCAGTCGGTAAATGGCCGTGGCGCGCCAGATGACGTTGGTGGTGCCCGGGCAGACCACCGTGGTGTTGGTGCCCGCCGCAGACGAGCGCAGCGGGGCGCCGAACTGGAACTCGGTTTCGGTCAGCGTGCCCTGCGGGGCCGCGTCGGCCCGGAACGGGATCGAGGGCGTGCCGGGCAGGTTGGTGGTCGTCACGAGGACCGGCGTGGCGCCCGCCGTCAGGGTGGCGACGGCGAAGTGGTAGACGCGGATGCTGTCGAAGTAGTGGAACAGGCCGGTCACCGACGGAACCGTCAGGGTCACCGCCGCGCCCGAGGCGCCCGTGGCGGTAATGGCCAGCGTCATCGGCACGCGCTCGACCTGGATGACCGCATCGGCGCCCGTCGCCCGGGCTGCCACGATCACCGGGCCGCTGGTGTAGGCAGAGGCCCGGATGCGGACCCGGCGGAAGCCGGCCACGTTGACCGCAACGGTGGTGCCGGTGGCAGTCACCGACACGACGTAGGCTTGCGTCACCACGTTCAGCGCCGCGAGGGCGACGTAGTTGGTGCCGTCCACCGAGCCCTCAAACACACAGGTGGCGGTGAACGTGCCCCGGAAGTCCACCAGCATGGTGGAGTGGCCGTTGAGGTCAAGCAGCACCTCGCCGTTGGCGGCCGCGATGTTCTGCGTGACCGCCCTACCGTCGGTCAGCGTGCCGCCCCCGAGCTGGTCGAGGACGCCCATGTACTCGTTGCCGCGTGCGTCGTACAGGATTGCCATGTCAGCCCACTGTGTAGTTCAGCCGGAACGCGCCGCCGATCCGCTGACCGGCTGTCGCGATCACGTCAAAGCCGCCGGTCCCAGCAATGGCCGCAAAACTCACGGCGTCCATCTCGGGGTCGTTCTCGTCGGTGTCCAGCGGGCCAGCGGGCTGCACCAGAATCCGGTTGCTGCCCGTCACCGTGGCGTCGGACACCGTGATCCGCGCCCGCTTGACGCCATAGGGAACCGTGATCGTCGCCGCCTTGACTTGCGGGCCGGAGGCGCTGCTGCCGGACGCCGCCTTGGCCTTCCGCAGCGCAAACTGGATCAGCGCCGTACTCACCCGGCCGCCATCCCCGCCGCACCAGCGGTCGCCACGGCGGTCGTAATCTGCGCCTGCTTGGCCTCCTCAACGGCCTTCGCGGCGTCCGCCTCAAGCTGCGTAACCTGGGCATTCGCCCCACGCGCCTGCAACTCCTGCTGCGCCTTCGCCACGGCCTGCATCTCGGGGGAATCCCCGCCCGAGAGATTCTCCTTGAGCGCCTTCTTGTTCCGCAGGTTGCTGGCGTCGAGGTACACGTCGGGCGGGAAGATCACCCCCGCCTGTGCCAGCGTCACCAGTTCCGCGAACTGCTCCTGCTGAAGCACCGTCACGTCCGGCATCTCGTCCAGCACGATATCCACGTCCAGCTTCGTCACGTCGTTGCGCTTCGCCATGACCTTGGTGGGCGTCAGGCGGGCAATCTCGGCCAGCTGCGGCAGGACCGGCATACCGTTCTGCTGCGCGATCTGCACAAGCTCTTGGGCCGTGATGCCCTTGTTCAGCGCCACGAACTTGGGCGCGCCCTCGTCGTCGCGAATCCGCACCCACGTCTCGTCGGTCCAGAACTGCTTGATGCGGTGCCAGACCTTGCGATAGGCCGTCTTCTGGAAGTGCCGCAGCTTGTCGAACAGCCTGCCCACCTCCAGCGCATCGGACTGCCGGTCCAACTGCTTGGCGCGGCCAGACTGCGAGCTGCTGGTGTTCGTCGGGGCCTTCGGGCCGGTGATCGACAGGGCCTCGGTCGCCTGCTGCAACAGCGCCGCGTGACCGGCCGACAGGTCGAGGTTCTGGTTAATCGCCAGTTCCATGCCAGGCATCTTCTCGATCACATAGTCGGGCTTTGCAATCTCCTGCCGGAGCTTCTGCACGTCGGCCACGGCACCGTCATCCAGCACCACCCCGCGAGTGTTCAGCAGGTGCAGCGACTTGCTGCGGCGGTGGTTGATCTCGTCCTGAAGGCTCTCAAACCGCCGGACAACGCCGTACCGCCGGTTTTCCTTGTCCACGAAGGCCGACACCCACGCATACGGGTGTTCCGGCTCGCCGTCCTCGTCCAGATACGGGCTCGGCTTCGGCTCCTCCAAGAACCCGTCCTTGACGAACACGCACCGCAGCCACTGGCCCTTGTGCCGGTAATACTGCTCGATCACCCGCACGCGCTTGCGGTGGTGGTCGAAGTGCGGCACCTCCTGCGGGCGGTCGTCGTCAGACTCGGCCATTCCACCCGAGGAGAACCGCGACGAGGCCAGATCCCACAGATCCTCCTTGTCGCCCCACTTCGCCCGCGCGTCGTCAATGTCCATCCACGCGAACGTGCCGAGGAAGCGCGCATCCCCGAAGTCCGCCTCGGAACTGTAGGGATCCCAGTAACACCGCTCCCAGCGGTTGCGGCGGATCACCACGTCCATGCCGTCGCCGGCCTTCTTGACGATGATCTCGGCGCCGCCCATGCCCTCGATGAACACGTTTTCGGCCACGTCCGACCGGATCTTGGGGAAGTCCTGGTCGTCGCCCACATACCGCAGGGCGTCCGTGATGGCCTCGGCGTCCTGCTCGTGGGTCGGTGTGCGGGGATACGCTTTCGGGTCCGTCCGCGACGCGACCTCAAGGCCCACCATGTAGTCGATCTTGTCCTTGATCTTGTTATCGACAATCGGCGCCTGCTTGCGCTTCCGCAGCGTCGAGATTTCCTCGTCCGTCCACTGGTAGCCGTCGTAGTAATCCCGCGCCCGCAGGGATTCCTCCCGTGCGGTAATCGTGGCATCCCACCATGCGTCGAAGTTCGCGACGACGCGCGACAGGATGTCGTCGGTTTTCGCTACGTCCGCCAAGAGTCGCCCTCGGTGTCTTCAAACGCCCGGTCCCAGCGGTCCCGCTGCACCTTGGGCTTTGCCACAACCCCCAGCGCGGGGTGCGCCTGGTCAATCGCCCGCGCCATCAGTCCGCACATGTCCACGGCGTCGTCGTATTTCGCGGCGGGGAATCCCAGAAACTGCGCCAGTAAGCGATCCCCGTAGTCGTTTGCCGGCAAACCCACGCGACCCATACTCGCCATCGCTCTCAAGCTGGAAGCCCGCGCTACCTTGTCCCCAATGGTCGGCAGCCAGTCCACCAAGCCCCCGGGAATCCTCCGCTCCCGGCGTATCCGCGTAATCAGGCCCTCCGAGGCTCTCCTCGGCATTCCCGCCTCGCCGAACTCGGCCAAGGGGCGGTGCCGGGCCACGAGGGCCATGTATTGCTCGACCCACTGGACTTGATCCTGCTGGCCGTACCAACCGTCGATGCCGAGATACAGCCGCGTCTCGCCCCGTTCGGTGGCGACGCCGTGAATCCCTAGCTCCGTGAAGTCCCCGCCGCCCTCGGTGAAGGCAAAGTCCGACGTGAGGTATTTCTTCACCGCCGGCACTTCGTCCAGCCGGTAGCGCCAGAACCACTCGCGCTGAAAGAATGTGCCTTCAGCCGGCAGGGGGCGCTGCTCGTACAGGGCCGACCAATACAGCGGCGGCGTCACCGCCCGCACTCGGTCATAGAACGCTTGGTCAAACCGCTCCGGCCACAGCGGCTCGCCGCTCACCGGAAGCTCTACCACCGTCCACTTGTCGCCCGAGTCCTGACTGGCCAGCAATCGCCCGGCCAAATCGTCCTCGTGCATCCGGTGCTGAATCAGGATCACCCGGGCGCCGGGATGAAGCCGGTTGTACGCGGTGCCCTGGTACCAGTCCCACACCCGATCACGGGCCGTCTCGGACTGCGCGTCCATCATCGACGCGAACGGGTCGTCAATAATCAGCCGGTCGGCGCCGCGGCCCATGATCGCGCCGCCAATGCCAACAGCGAAGTAACCGCCGCCTGCGTTGGTCAGCCACTTGCCCTTGGCCGTCGAGTCCTCGGCCAGCCGGGTATCGAAAAGCGCCTGATACTCCGGGCTGTCGATGATGTTCCGCACCTCGCGGCCGTGATCCTCGGCCAGCGGGACGGTGGACGAGGCCGATATCACGCTGAGTCGCGGGTCGCGACCCAACGCATAGGCCGGGTACCGCTGGCTTGCCAGCATGGATTTGCCGTGACGCGGGCAGACCAGCAGCATTAGCCGGTCAACCTCCCCACGCTCTACCCGGTCAAGCTGATCGGATATGACCCGATGCACCCTGCCGACTTGGTAACGCGGGGTTACCGCCTCAGTGAACCGGAGAAGGCTCCTCCGCGCTTCCCTGCGCCTCAGCAGCTCCGAGGCTGCGTCCTGTGGCGATATCTGCAAGCTCGGCGTCGCTGAGCTGTCGAGCGTCAACGTATTCAACCGTTGCCTCTAACTGTGTCGGGGCCAGACGGGAATACAGGCGGTAAAACTCCGTCTTGTTGCCCTCGGCCCACTTGGCCATCGCGGCCGTCCCGCCAAGCCGGGTGAACACCGCGACGATGTTCTCCTTGACGCTGGCGGTTAACTTGTTCTTCGCCCCTGGCGGGCGTCCTGCGCGAGCCATACTAAATACCCGCCGAAACCTGTTTTTCTTCGGGTTTTGAGTAGAACTCACCGAAGTAGCGCGGCCCCGCCTCATCGCGATATGCAAGGGCTTCCGCAAGGGACGGGAACCCCCAGCGAGAAACGCCCTTGCCGCGCACCTTGAACCGGACTTCCCACCCCTGTCCGTGCCGACGGATGTTGCGGTATCCGCTGGTGTTGCGCGGCTCAGGCCGGATGCGGTTGGCGCCGTTCTGCGACTTGTCAGCAGGCCGCAGGTTGGCCAGTCGGTTGTCGGCTTTGTCGCCGTTGACGTGGTCGATCAGCCCCGCCGGCCACTCGCCATAAACGTAGAGCCACGCCAGGCGATGCGCCTTGTAAACCCGACAGTCAATGCAGAGGTCGATGTATCCGCGCTTACTCAGCGTGCCGGCAACGGCCCCGACGCGGATTTTCCGTCTTGGCGCCGCCCACCGGAATATCCCGGTATCAGCGTCGTAAGAAACAATTTCCCGCAGTCGGGCCGCGGTCAGTTCGCTCATACCAGCCCGTACAGGTTCTCGACGCGGTAAACGTGCTGCGTCGTCTGCTGGGTCGCAAGCCCTTCGTCCGTCAGGACGACCAGGCTCCGGTCCTCGTAAGCGTTGGTATCGTCGCGAATGGCGTTCTCGGCCGCCGTGATCGGGATTGTCGTCACGGCGGTCGGCGTCAGGGTCGTCCACGCCTTGATCGGTTGCAGCGTCGTCAGGCAGTCAACACGGTACTTGAGCGTCGTCGGGGTGACGATGGAACCATCATCGCCCCTGACGGCGGCGGAAATCTCGACGGCGGTTTTTTCCTTGACGATCTGCATTGGCTGAACGCACACGCTTGCACGCTAGTCCACCCTAGCAAAATCCTCATACCCCGATTGGGAACTTTGGGAACTTTGGGAATTGTCCCCGTCGTCAATGCGCGCGGCGAGGTATCCATGCGACTGGTCGATGAGGCGATACAGGGTGGACTTGGTGACGCCCAGGGCGTTGGCCTTGGCTTCGTAGGGTAGGGAACTGCGGTACATGACCGCCACGACGTTCCGGTGCTGCTCGGGCAGACTCAGGAAGGCTCGGTGGAACGCCGCAATGGCGCGCGGCATGAGCTTCACGGGCACACGGGCAAGCTGCTGCTTGATCGCGGCCCCG